ACAATGAAAAATAAAGGAAATATGAAATACAAATCTACCAAACAATTCTTCTGGCATTTTAACCAACTCAAAAAAGCATGTGTAATAAAACCCATGCTCCAACCTGATTCAGAATGGATCAAGGAACAGAATCGTATCCAACTACTTGTCAATAAACGAGTACGATGGGAACTCGGTCCAGAAGGATGGTCTGAATGGATGAGTAACGGACATAAGGATTATCCAACTCTTGCTAGAGCATACGGAATTAAATAAAGATTTCGCTTGACATTTTACAACAGTTGTGGTATAATTGTTACATGATGAGAAAAGAAATGAAAAAATCCAAATTGATTACAACATTTAAGTTCACCAAATGGCGTCAGAAGGTAAAGAAATCTGGCAAACTGTACACCAAGAAATCTCGAAGGGAGAATCGCATATGGGTATAATGAAAGCAGAATGGAACGAACACAGAATCATTGTTGAGCCAGTAGAAGAAGGACTCAAGGAGTTATCAATGTACGGGAAAAAGTCCTTCCAGGATTACACTGGAGAATGGGTATCAGTTGTTTGCCCTGTTCAAATGAATCTTTTCGACGAGGAACTGACTCGCGAAGATGTCATCCCACACATAGTAGAGGGGTAAGATGAGTAAATGTTGTCACTGCGGGAAAGAAGTAGATAAGGAAAGAAATCCCGATTTCGAATATAATGCAGAAACACGACAATATACTTGTGGACCTTGTATAGAAAATATTGGAGACGAGCAACGTCAAGATATGTATGACCAAATGCAATGGGAAATGTTCCACGATCCAGTTATGAACTGGTCAGGAAATCGTTAAAAAAGTAAAGATTTCACTTGACATTTTACGACAGTTAGACTATAATTAGTACATACAATGAAATGAGGCAATACTGCCATTAACGACAATATGGAGTCGATATGAAAAGTCTAATCGCAAGTTTGATTACAACACAGTACAGAGAAAACTATGGTGCCCATGAATGGGACGGGACGGGTGAATGCCCGCAGTACTGGAAAAATAAATTCGGTACTGAGTATATGGTTAAGGATGCTCCGTCTTTGATGGATGCTGAGCATTTTGTTGATCACTACATTTGTGAGAAGACTGACTACTCTGATGAGTTTGTCGTAAACTCAGTCGACTGTGACATTATGTATGACAAGGTTGTTCCTGAATATCAGGAAGTTGTTGTCATCGCTTGGGATAGTCGCTTCGACTGTAAATATATTAAAGAGTCCATGAAGGAGAATGCTGATGTTGCCTGAAACATTATTGCTTGATAATGAGTTTACTCCCTACTCTGAAGGGGAGCGATTGAACGACTTCGATTTTGAGGGCGATATTGAGCCAGAAGTCTTAGCAAAACATTTGCTAGATCAAATGGAAATACATGGAGGAGTAGGATTGACTGCTTCCCAGATCGGTATTAACGCAAGAGTATTTGCTTTCAAAGAGAATACGGGATCTTCCTTAATAGATGTTGTAGCATTTAATCCACAAATCGTCGGATATTCTGAAGAAAATACTTTAGAGTCAGAGGGGTGTTTATCTTACCCAGGTCTGTTTATTAAAATAAAGAGACCAAAGTCCTTGCAAGTCAAATACACGACTGCTACGGGGCAAGAAATAGATACGGTACTTGGTGAGTTTACTGCTCGTGTTTTTGGACATGAGTATGATCACTGCGAGGGTATCGATTTTCGTGATCGAGCAGCCAGACTCCATCTTCAGCAAGGTAATTCGAAGAGGAAATATTGGTTGCGTAAGATGAAACAAGCCAAAAGAGAAATGGCTAAACAACAACGTGAACAAGAGAGGGTCAATGCCTAAAGTAAAACGAGCAAAACCACAAAGAACCAGAGTAACTAAGAAATCAAAAGCAGCAGTACGTAATCTTATGAAGGGTGCTGGGGGAGTTCCAGTCTCCGAGATTACTACGTATGGTCCAGAACCTGCGCCAGATAAAGATGGCTATTTTTCTAATATGGCATTAGCATTAAACTGGTACAGTCGGTATAAGAATTATAAGGATGCAGATAAATATCTTATTGATTTTGCCAAGAACTATGGCTTCAATAAAGATGAGATAGCATTGCTCCGGAAATGTCCTGCTCATTTTGTTTCTCCCTCTTATGGATGGTTGGCGAAGATGAGCATAAACGGCATTAAACTCGATGATTCACAACTCAACCGTATCATTGTCAAGATCCGCGAAAAGATCCAACATGGTCAATATGTAGACGACCTAAATAAGGAAATACAAGCAGAGTCTGATAATTCTGTTAAGAAGTCCTTGAATCAGGTAATGAGAGAAGCGATGAACGACAGAGCATCGACGATCATGGGCACGATTGATGGATGGTTGGACGATTTCTGCAATGCTGGTATGACAGGTGAATATGATTTGTATGCGTATCTTTCTAAAGTCCAAGCAAAACCTGCTCACGTTGCTATAGTCGAAGATCGTCTTGGAGTATGGTATGCTGAGTTTATTTCAGCAAGAGATGGACTTGAGCCAGACTTTGTAGAAGGATATTCCCATCTTACTCCCGTAGAATTAAAGAAGTTGACCCATTGGGTCGAAGACATGAGGAGTCAGGCATCCAACTACGTTGAAGTAACAAAATCAGCACGAGGTCCCAAGAAAGGGTCAACTCGTACAAGAAAAATTGATCCTGTGAAGCAGACAAGTCGTTTGGAGACAGTCTCTATACAGGGTGTTCAGTCTCTCGATAAAACCAAAATTATTGGTGCTAATGAATTATGGGTTATTGATCAATGGGGAGGCATTCGTCTGTTCAAGTCAGAATCCACTACAGGATTTGATCTGTCAGGGCGAAAACTCAAGAACGTAACTGATGCCGTATTTTACAGGCATCCTCTTCGATCTAATGCGGATAAAGAAGCATTTAGAAATCTTTTGAAAAAGGGATTTCCTAAGAAGACACGGGAAAGAAATGCTTTGTTAAATCCTATTAAGAAAACAGATATAATCGAAGAGGTGTCTCCGTCAATAGCGAAGACATTAATATGGCACGTCGCTTAGGAAAATATGTCCACGACACCATCCGACGCATATGATATCATATTCTCCCTCGGTGAGGTAATGAAGAGTATGCGCACACATTTCGACTTACAGGACCTACAATGTACGAATGTTAAGTTCGAGATTGATTTTAATACATCAGAGAGATTTGAGTTTGTGTATAATATGGATGCAGGCATGCCTGGTCCAGAAGTAATGATACGCAAACTCGAAGACTCTCAACTTATAGATTACCAGTACTCACATGATGCTATGGGTGAACCAGAAACAAGAAAGGTACAATGACCGACATCCAACGTGAATATGAGGATAGTTGGGGAGATAAATTTACTATCCCTCAGCACTCAAATGAAAACCATCCTTCGTACAACTCGCTGGGTGGCAGTGAACTTTATACAATAAACCTTTTCAAGCATGTGCCTAAAGAGGTACGTGATGGTTTCAATATTGTAGTCTCAAGGTATGTACCTGAGGTGCTTGATGATAATAAACCATCTATTCTTATTTGTCAGGATCTATATAACGATCCTATGTATGATCACCTGAGAGATGGTGGCCATGAGAAGTTTGAGCGAATCGTATTCGTTTCACACTGGCAAAGGGAAATGTTTCAGAGATACAACTACGGTATTCCTCTGGAAAAAGTATTAACAGTACATAATGCTGTTATGCCCGTCATTGATCTAGATAAGGTTGAAATGGGTGTGGAAGGATCGGATGCTAAATTCCGTATCGCTTATACTTCTACTCCTCAGCGAGGTCTCGCAGTATTACTTGAAGCATGCCGACTGCTATATGAGCAACGTCGTCAGGACTTTGAGGTAGATGTTTATTCCTCGTTTAAGATTTACGGGTTTGAAAAGAACGATGAACCCTTTCTCCCTCTTTTCGAGAAGATGAAAGAAACTGAGTGGGTTAATCATGTCGAGCATATGGATAATGCCGATCTCCGCAGGGAATTGGGTAAGACTCATATTTGGTGTCTCCCGTCAATCTGGGAGGAAACTTCCTGTATGGCAATGATGGAAGCAATGCACGCAGGTTGCTTAAACATTGCATGTGCATACGGGGCATTACCCGAAACTTCGGCAGGATTTGGTATCATCTACGATACTCCTCCAACTCCGGAAACCCATATACAACGACTGGCAGGTCTGATAGACCATGCTATGAATACGTACACCATGGACGGAACTAAGGACATGATGAATTTCCAACGTGCGTATGCAGATCGTTTTTATACTTGGCGTACAAGAGGTCGTCAATGGCAAGCACTTCTTGCTTCTCTTAAAGCACAACTCGAAGGTGCTACTGAAGCAGAAGTAAAGTCTCCTATCAAAGAAGAAGAAACAGTCCAAGAAGTTGAGGTTCCTTCCGTAGGAGTTAATGTTACAGCAGTAAATTGATATGATTTTAGTCGACTCTATGCAAATATGCCTCGCGAATATTTCGATGGCGTCAAAGGTGTATGGAGATGAGATCAGTGAGGAATATATTCGACACATGATTCTCAATTCTCTCCGTAAATATAATAAAGAACATAAGGAGGAATATGGCGAAATGGTCCTCTGCTATGACGGGTCTAAAAATTGGCGAAAGACTATTTACCCAGAATATAAAGCACATAGGGCAAGGATTCGTTCGGAATCTGAGACCGATTGGGATCTCATTTTTAAGTGGATATACACTATCAGGGATGAGATCAAAGATAACTTTCCATACAGAGTTATTCATGTCGCAGAGGCAGAAGCAGATGACATCATTGCTGTCTTGGCTCGTGAATCAGATCCGCTCAAAAACCATCTTATTATATCATCAGATAAAGATTTTATACAGTTACATGCCTATGCAGGATGTAAACAATTTGATCCTATCCGTAAAAGATGGCTTACTGGGGATCCTGCCGAATCACTTGTTAATAAAATATTCTATGGTGATAAAGGAGATGGTGTCCCGAATGTACTCTCTGATAACCTCGTATTTGTTGAGGGTCGTCGACAGACTCCTCTCCAGAAGAAAAAATACGAGTCTTGGAAAGGATTTGAAGACCCTACGACAGTATTGCCGAGGGAGTTTATTAGCAACTATAAGCGAAATAAAACAATGGTTGACCTTACAGAACAACCGAAAGGTGTAGTTGAGCAGATAATTGCTCAATATGATGAGGGAGTGAAAGGTCGTAATGATAAAATATTTGGATATCTTATCAATAAAAGGTTGGCGAAATTACAAGAGTCAGTACAAGATTTTTTTGCTAACTAAATATAAATGTGAATTGAAAACAATATTAGGATACACTATGGATTTACCAACAAAATTAGACGAAATACGCCTGTCAATACCACAGATATTAGAACAGGTAAGTAAAGAAAAATTTCACGAGGAGAAAGTAAAGATTCTCCAAATGAACAACCACTTAGGACTTCAGATCTTCCTGAAGGCATGGATTCACCCCAATATAACATTTAAGTTGCCTCGGGGACAGATACCTGTAAAAAATAAAGATCAACATACTGGCGATACACCGACGGGTCTCTACAAACTGGAGAAGGCACATTTGTGGATCTCTGGCACAGCAGAATGTGAGAGAGTCAGTTCAATTGAACGTGAGCGATCCTTTATGGACTTCGCAGATTCATTGGATCGTACAGAACTACCTTGCCTTATTGCAATGAAGGATAAGGATCGTACGGGTTACCCAGGTGTTTACGACCAGTGTGTCGTTGACGCATTCCCAGACATGTTCGACAATGAAGAAAAGAAATTATTGAATCCTGACGTGCCAAAGCCAAAGCCAGGACCAAATAAGTCGAAAAACAACTAAAACCCTAAATAATGGACAAAATGAATTACGTGGAACTAACTTACAATGCCCTCAACTCTAAATACAACTCAATCGCAGAAGAGAAGAGATATGAGGTAATCAGGTTGATGAACGATGGTGGCTCAATAGAGGATATCGACAACGGTATTTCTGAGTGGGCACTGTCAATACAAAAAGGTCAACTATTAAATAGCATGGTCGATAGGAAAGATGAAACCCAAGAGTCAATCGAAAGCACAGTTGGAGATGCTCCGACGTCTTAAAAAGCAATTCGATAAGACACGACAAGTAAAAAAAACATGTGATAATCTTGATTTCATGTGGGGAGTAATCGTAGAACTAGACCAACATGGGAAACTACCAATTGTTCCCTATCCAGAAGGTGATGTAACAATAAAGGACTTGAAAGGATAGTCAAATATATTATGAAAAACAGTCTTATACTCGAGGAAGCAGTTAGATCTGTGAAAGACCTCGAAGGATTTGCCTGTCAAATCGGGATAGGAAAGGGTAACGGATCGCTTCAAATCCTGGGCGAGTTACCTAAAGATAAGTTGTTGATACTTATAGATCCTTTTGGTGATCACCAGTATCGCACAATACAGGATGGTGTGCCTCAAGATGAGACAGCACACTCGACCAGACAGGGATATCAAACATTGGCGTCGCTCTACAGTCAAGTAGTATCTGGCAATTGGCCATACTTCTTGTACTATCCAATGGAGGATATCGAATATTACGAACATTTTCAAACAGGTATTTTTTTCTATAATAATGGTGAAAAGAGCAGACTAAATGAATATTGTTTTGTGCATTTTAATGCACACAAAAATGTATTGAACCTACTCGAAGGGATTCGCTTTTTCGATGAACGAATGGTTATCGGAGGCAAGTGGGTGTTTGAAGACACTAACGAGTTTAGCGAACATCAGCATCAGATATTAGACGAACTTATGGAAGAAACTTCCATGGTTGAATGTGATCGTTTCGACGATATCATCGTATTTGAAAAACAAGAACCTCCAGAAGAAGAGGACGACGAGGAAGATGCTGTGGACGAGTAGCACTGTTTGAATTTCATAAAGAGGAAATATGAAAGCAATAATTCTAGTAACAATGTTACTCCTATTAATGCCAGTCAAAGTCCAGATAACAAAAAATGCCAATGCTAGCAAAGTTGTTAGCAATGACATACCACAAATAACCTTTCAAGTAGACAAATCAAAGTTTATTGAGAGACAGAAATCAATCGAATGTTTGGCTTTAAACATTTATCACGAAGCAAGAAACCTTTCAACTGCAGGAAGATTAGCAGTGGCGCAGGTAACATTAAACAGAGTGGGGAGCAAGAAATTCCCATCTTCTATATGTGATGTAGTTTATCAGGGTCAGCATTGGATTGCTACAGACGGAAGTCGCTATCCAAAACGAGATCGTTGCCATTTCAGTTGGTACTGTGATGGGAGAAACGATCGACCACAAAATGAAAACAAATACAACGAGTCGCTAATACTCGCAGGACAAGTCGTTGATGGTAAATGGCCAGATGACATAACTGACGGGGCGATGTATTATTATGCTGATTATATTGCTGCTCCAAAATGGACTAAGGGTAAAATACGGTCAGCAGTAATAGACGTACATAGGTTTTATAGGTATAAAAGGTGAGTAAATCTTTCTTCCAGTTAACTGAAGCATATCGATTGCCCGCACCTTCGGCAAAACTTAGGGCAATCGACTTGGCAGGATACGAATCAAGTCATGAATATTGGGTAAATCCTTGCAGTCTATTTTCATCTGATGATATGGGATTGAATAGGTTTTTACACCCAACTGAAAATGTAATGGGTAACTGGGGTGGTGACTTTATGATTGTTGGACAAGATTGGGCACAGGTGTCAGAGGCAAAGAAGAATAAAAGTTTCATGACTGAGAATCCTGACAAGTGGCCATTTGATAAGAACACCAAAAAGATATTT